CCGTGACGATGGCGATAAGGAGGAATCCAACAGCATCACCGGGCAGCGTGAGCTGCTCCGTGATTACATATCGCAGAGACCCGAATTTCGGGAGTATGCGGTAAGAGTTGACGACGGTTTTTCCGGTTCGACCTTTGAAAGACCGAGTTTTCAGAAGATGATCGAGGACGTAAAAGCAGGACGAACGGACTGCATTATCGTAAAAGACCTCTCTCGTTTTGGACGTAACTATCTGGACGCAGGCGAATATATCGAAAAGATATTTCCGTTCCTCGGTGTCCGTTTCATCGCCGTCAACGACAACTACGATAGTCTCGGAGATAAAAAAGCCTCCGATGATCTTATCATTCCGTTCAAGAACCTCATAAATGAAGCCTATTGCCGAGATATTTCGGTAAAGATTCGCTCACAGCTTGAAATCAAGCGTAAGAACGGACAGTTCCTCGGCTCCTTTGCCGCTTTCGGGTATCTGAAAGACGAGCAGAACAAAAACAAATTGGTCGTTGACCAGTACGCCGCCGATATTGTCCGTGACATCTTCAAATGGAAACTGGAGGGTGTCAGCCCACAGGATATAGCCGACGCTCTGAATAAGCTCGGTGTCCTTTCCCCGATGGAATACAAACGCTCCCTTGGAATGAAGTTCACAACTTCTTTCAAGACCAATGCCAAAGCCTTATGGTCGGCAGGAACGGTTATCCGTATTCTAAAGAACCCCATCTATACCGGAGTTCTCGTACAGGGCAAGGAGACCACACCGAGCTACAAGGTTCACAAGCGTATTACCAAAGATGAAAGCGAGTGGACAGTCATAAACGACAGCCACGAAGCGATTATCTCCAAGATTGATTTTGACAGCGTTCAAAAGGTGCTCAAATGCGATACCCGCCGCAGTCCAGACGGCAAGGCAGTCGGGCTTTTCAGCGGAATGCTTTTCTGTGGTGATTGCGGTGCCAGTATGGTTCGCAAGACCGTCCCTGCAGGCGAGAAGAAATATGTATATTACGTCTGCTCCGCACACAAGCAGAACAAGAGCTGTTCGCCCCACCGTATGAGAGATACTGTTTTAGAGGAAATCGTACTGGACAGCTTGAAGCAGCATATCAGCGAGGTCGTGGATATGAGCGAGCTGTTGGCGATTACCGACACCGCACCGCTAAGAACCGCACAGGCTCAAAAGGTGCAGAGACAGCTCGATAAGAAGCATGAGGAATACGAAAAGCTCCAAAGGCTGCTGATGTCCTTATACGAAAACCTTACGGACGGCATCATCGACCGTGAGGAATACACACGGCTCAAAGCCAGCTTTACGGCTCGTGCCGATGAAGCGGAGAAGCAGATGGACGCACTCAGAGCACAGCTTGAAGATATACACAACCATGGAACGGAAAATGTCTGGATGAATGAGTTTATCAAGAGACAAGGACTTACTTCTCTTGACCGTGCCGTTGTGGTTGCACTGATTGATAAAATACTGATTCACTCCAATGACGTGGTAGAAATCATCTATCGATGGAATGATGAATTTGCTTGGCAGCTTGACATTCTTCGGAGTACAAAGCTGCGGGAGGTAGTATAAATGGCAAGAACGAAACGAAAGATAAATCCTCTTGTGCAGGAAGTGGAAAGCCCTGCTCCTGCGAGGAAAACATACAAAACAGCCGCCTATGTTCGTCTGTCTGTTGAGGACAGCGGAAAGCCCGGTGCTGATACCATTGAGGGACAAAAAGCTCTGCTCACGTCCTTTATTGAAAGTAAATCCGATTTGGAGTTTGTCGCCCTGTTCTGTGACAACGGGCGAACCGGAACGGACTTTGACCGTCCTCAGTTTGAAAAGATGATGGAGGAAGTACGAAAAGGTCGTGTGAACTGCATTGTAGTCAAAGACCTTTCCCGTTTTGGTCGTAACTACAAGGAGACCGGAAATTACTTGGAGCGTATCTTCCCATTCCTCGGTGTTCGCTTCATCGCCGTCAACGATAACTTTGATACGCTGACCGCTGAGAGAACCCAGGACGGATATATCGTACCGCTGAAAAATCTTATCAACGAGGTTTACAGCAAGGACATATCCAAGAAATCTGCATCCGCACTTCACGTTAAGCAACAGCGTGGGGAGTTCATCGGAGCGTGGGCACCGTATGGGTATCGCAAAGACCCCGATGACAAGCACCATCTTGTTATCAACGAAGAAACAGCACCAACGGTTCGACAGATATTCAAGTGGCGTTCCGAGGGCATCAGCGTTGTGCAGATCGGACGCAGGCTCAACGATGCCGGTATTCTTTCTCCGTCCGCTTATCTCTACGAGACAGGCGAAGTCAAGACGGAAAAATACAAGGGTGTGCTGTGGCATACACAGATAATCAAAAATATGTTGGCACATCCCGTTTACATAGGTCACATGGTTCAAGGGAGAAAAAAGCAATCCTTCTACGAAGGAAAACGTCAGACCTATGTTGACGAAGCCAACTGGATTATTGTCCGTAATACCCATGAGCCAATCATTGACGGCGAGACCTTTGAAAAGGTTCAGCAGATCGCCAAGCAGAAAAAGAGCGAGTATCACGAAAGGCTCGGCAAGTTTGCTCGTTTAGAGCACAGCGAGAACATTCTGCAAGGGCTTGTATGGTGTCCGTATTGTAAGAGACCATTGGTTCGCTACAAGAACGTAAGCCACGGCAAAAAGCTGTGGTACACCTATATCTGCCCTGGTCATGCCGATGATCCTGCCCGTTGTCCGTTCGTGAGCATACGAGAGGATGATCTGAGCGAAGTTCTTTTCACGGCGATACAGTCGCAGATACAGCTTGCTGCAGATTTAGAGGATGTTGTAAAGAGATTGAACGCACAGCCGGAGTTTCGCCGTCAGCGTTCCGATGCAACAGCAAAGCTCGAAGCGGCAAAGCGTACCTTAAAGCGCAGCCAATCTCTGTATGACAGCCTGTATCAGAATTATGTGGAACAACTTATGACCGAGCAAGAGTATGTTACACTCAAAGAGAGGTACAAAGCGGAGGTAGAAGAAGCCGAAAGGCTGATTGCCGTACTGGAGCAGGAACAGCGAGAAAGAAAGGTTTATACTTCCGAGAACCGCTTTCTCACAGAGTTCCGTTCTTTTATGGGAACGGATACTCTTACAAAAGAAATGGCTTCCGCACTTGTGGATCGCATCTATGTGGATGCCGAGAAAAACATTGATATTCGCCTGCGTTATCGGGATGAATATATAGCACTACTGAAATTTATCGAAGGGAGGGCTGCTGTATGAGAGTGGCGATGTATCTCCGCTTGTCCAGCGAGGACGGCGACTTAAAGGATACCGGCAAAGCCGAGTCCGAAAGTATATCCAATCAGCGAGGGCTTCTGCAGAACTTCATCAGCAGTCGTTCCGAGTTCAGCGGTTGGGAAATCTCCGAGTTCTGTGATGACGGTTGGAGTGGTAAGAACTTTGAAAGACCGGATTTTCTCAGAATGATGGAACAGGTAAAGCAGGGGCAGATACATTGCATTGTAGTCAAAGACCTCTCCCGTTTCGGGCGTGATTATCTCGTGGTCGGCAACTACATCAGCCGTGTATTTCCGTTCCTTGGTGTCCGCTTCATCGCCGTCAACGACGGTTTCGACAGTTCCAGACCGCAGGACATTGACAGCCTTGATACCTCTTTCAAAACATTAATCTATGACCTCTACAGCCGAGAGCTTTCGGGCAAGGTCAAAAACGCAAAGCGTATGCGAGCTGAAAAAGGCTTGTTTCTCAGCCCCTTTGCTCCGTATGGATATGTGAAAGACCCGGTCGATAAAAACCGCCTCCTTATTGATAAGGAAGCGGCAGACATTGTTAGGAAGATTTTTGCATTGACGATTGACGGAGTGAGACCCACGGAAATAGCTGCTATGCTCAACCGTGAGGGCGTTCCTACACCGATGCTGCACAAAAGGGCTGCGGGTTGCTCCCGTGACCGTTGGCCGAGCATCCACGAGGAAAACTTCTGGACACAGACCATGATTTTCAAAATTCTTCGTGATGAACGCTACATCGGCAAATGTGTCTATGGTAAGCGTGAACGTGATATGGTGGGCAACTGGCACACCGTAAAACGCAGCAAGGTCGATTGGATCGTTGTTGACGAGACCCACGAGGGCATTGTCTCAAAGGAAGTTTTTCAGAAAGTAGCAAGCCGTATGAAAGAGTACAAGGAATTTATTCCGAGTGTATCCGAAAGAAATCCGCTTCGCCGCAAAGTGATCTGCGGAACCTGTGGGTTCGCTATGGTGCTCTCCAATACGAAAAACGCAAAATACCATTGCCGCACTTCACATCTGGAAACGGATTTTGATTGTACCTCCGAGGGTATCCTGCAAGCGGATATTCACGAAATGGTCGTTACCTTAATTCGCACCTATGCCGCTTATGCGGTCAGTTTGGAACACCTGCTTCTGTTACAGAAAGAGCGTATCCAGGCAGAGAAAAAGCAAGCACGTCGTGAGCTTGCCGTAATGCAAAGCAAAAAAAATCAGTTTGAAAAATCTCTCCAGGATTTATATGAAAAGCTGATTGACGGTACTATCGACAAGGAGACGTACTTATCCCATAAGGCGAGCAACCAAGCACAGATGCAAGAGCTGACTGAGAAAATGGAACGCCTTGAAAAATCCTCGCAGACCACCACCGAGCAAGGTGGAGCCTTTATTGAAAAATACAAGGAATACACCGAGCTTGAAACGCTGACCTCTGACATCGCAAACGACGTTGTGAAGCGTGTTACGGTTTACAAGGACGGCGGCATTGAAATCGAGCTTGCCTTGCGTGACGAGTTGGAGAAGCTGCTGACCTGCCTTGAAACGGTGGATGCGGCTTCTTGACCCCCGAAATTGTAAACAAATTTCAAAAATATTTAGTCCTTACTTGACAGCGGCTGATGAAGGAATCACAGGTACGTCCACGGAAAAGAGGCCAGAATTCCTGCGCTTGATAGACGATTGCAGAAAAGGAAAGATAGACCGCGTTTATACCAAGTCTATCAGCCGTTTCGCTCGCAATACAAGGGACTGTCTGAAAAATATCAGAGAGCTTTCCTCATTGGGAATCACTGTTATGTTTGAAAAAGAGAATATTGATACTGCAAATATAAATGACGAGCTCATGATCACAATTATGGGTGGACTGGCACAGGAAGAATCAACTTCCATATCGCAGAACATAAAATGGAGCTTTCGCAGAAAAATGAAAAATGGAACTTTCTCCCCTATTTGCGCTCCATTAGGATATAGGCTCAAAAATAAGACATTGGTTATAGAAGATTGTGAAGCCGAAATCATAAAAGATATTTTTCAACAATATGTCAACGGATGTGGAATATCCAGAACAGCCGAATACATTAATAAAAAGTACGGCGATACAGTTAATATTTCCTATTCAACTATGCGATATATTCTCAGAAATGAAAAATATATCGGTGATTCCCTGTTACAGAAATTCTATACACCAGATATAATGGGGGCGGAGAAAATTGAGAATAAAGGCGAAAAGGATATGTATTATATCGAGAACACTCATCAGCCTATTATTACACGAGAAACATTTGAAACAGCTCAAGCTTTGAGGAGAGAGCGCTTTATAAGTAAAAGTGAACCTGTAAAATATCCGTTTACAAGAAAGCTTGAATGTTCGCTATGCGGTAATCATTTTCAGCGTAAAGTATGCAGGAACAAGTATTATTGGGTATGTCAGAAGCATGATTACAGTGCAAGCCTTTGTGAATCCAACAAAATAACTGAAAAAAGCATAAATGAAGCTTTTATACGCCTCTTCAACAAAATATATTTCAACTATACAGAGCTGTTTCTGCCGATACAAGAATCATTACAGGAAATGATAGTAAAGCAAACTACAGGCAGTAAAGATATTATTGAGCTCCGCCGCAGTATATTACAGTTAAAAGAACAGCTTAAGGTAATAGCGACACTTCATACAAAAGGCTTCTTAAATGAAGCCAAGTACAAGGAACAGAGCAATGAAGTCAACTCCAGAATAAAAAAGCTGAATAAGGATATTAGATTATTATCGCAGTCAGATGACACAACTTTGAAAGATATAGAAATACTCATAGATCATTTTGAGAAACGCGAGAATATAATGATTGAATTCGAGCCGCAGGAGTTTGGATTTTTAATAGATAAGATAGTTGTCAAAGACAGCATACTTGAATTTTACGTGATCGGAGGTATAAATTTTAAAGAAATAATTTGATTTTTCTATTGATATTCCTGTATAATTATGATATAATAATCGTAGAATAAACTGAATGGAGTGATTTCTATGATCATTAAATCATCGACAACCTTAAGGAACGATTATACACAGATATCAAATCTTGCACATGAGAAGCAAGAGCCTATTTATATTACTAAAAACGGAGAGGGTGACCTTGTGATTATGAGTATCGATGCGTTTGAAAGGCGCGAAGAACTCATCAGACTGAAAGCACAGCTCGATGCTGCAGAACAGAGCAGACTATCAGGTGAGCCGACAGTGTCAATCGATGAGGCAAGAAAAAGGCTGGCGAAGAAGTACGATGTATAAATATGAAATTGAACTTCTTGCTCCTGCATGGCGTGAACTCGAAGAAATAGCCGATATGCACCTTGCGCTTGTAGGAGCTGAGTCGGCTAAAAGAATAACAGATAAAATACTTGATGATATTGACAGGCTAAGTATCACTCCATATTTAGGTAAAGCCTGCGAGGAACAGATACTTGCTGCGGATAATTTCAGACGTCTCATAAGCTGTAAATATCTGTGCTTTTACCGAATTATCGGTAAAAAGGTATATATCTATCATATCGTGAATGGTAAAAGAGACTATCCTAAAATATTCGGGAACGAATGAACATAGCTTTTATGCTCCCTGCCTAAAATACAGGGAGCATTTTTGTCGGTTGTGGTGAATAGAAAAAACGCCTCCGTTGTGGTATAGTGATGTCAGAAAAGAGGCGTAATATATGGGTAAAAATAGAACGATACCATTCGGCTACATGATGCAGAACGGTATAATAACCACTAACCCTGCGGAAGTTCTTGCGGTACTCACTATTTTCAGCGAATATATGGCAGGAAAGAGCCTTAATTCTATTGCTAAGAATATGGGGGTTCCATATAGCGATAACATGGTCTGGAATAAGAATATGGTCAAAAGAGTACTTGAGAACGAGAAATATCTTGGTACTGAAACATATCCTCAACTGATCAGCGAGGAAGTATTCAGAGCAGTGAACGAGCGAAAGAGCGCAAAAGCAACATCGCTTTGTATAGTTTCTGATGAATTACAGGAAATACGCAGTCTTACAGTTTGCAAAGAATGCAGTAAAAGACTGTTCAGGACTAAAGCTGAATTATGGGATTGTCGGAATAACAGCTGCAATCCGTTTTTATTCAAATTAACAGACGAAATGCTGACAGGAGCTATACTCAATATTCTGAATACTGTCATATCAAATCCTGTGCTTATTGAAGTCAAAGCAACAGTAAGTGAATATATTCCGAATTCTGAGATACGCTGCAAACAGGCTGAGATCAATCGTGCCATTGATAATGGCACTAAATCTGCTGAAGAAATAAGAAACGACATTATCAGACTTGCTGAACTAAAGTACAAGAACTGCAAATACAGTGATGTTCCGCAGAAAACCGAGCTTTTAAAGTCTCTGCTTAAGAATAGAATTCAACTTAATACTCTTGATATTGGCTTGCTGAGGTCCTGCATAAAGCGGATAACAGTGAGCCATTCCTGCGTTATAGAAGCTGAATTCATAAATGGTGTCATAATTAGAAATGAAACGGAAAGGAGCTATGATAATGGAAGTGGCAGCAAATGTAAGGATAATCCCTGCAAAGCCTAAGAAAACTGAAAATGTGAGCGGGCATAAAAGGCTTAATGTTGCTGCCTACTGCCGTGTCAGTACTGATCAGGAGGAACAACAGAACAGCTATCATGTACAAATTGAATACTATACCAATTACATAAATTCCAATCCCGAATGGACGATGGCAGGAATTTTTGCTGACGAGGGAATCAGCGGTACGCAGACCAAGAACAGAACAGAGTTCAAGCGTATGATAAGAATGTGCAAAAAGAAGAAAATAGATCTTGTTCTTTGTAAATCTACAAGTCGTTTTGCGCGAAATACTGTCGATTGTCTTGATTATATAAGACTCCTGAAAAGTTTAGGTATTGGCGTTATATTTGAAAAAGAGAATATAAATACGCTGACGGCGCAGAGCGAATTCATTCTTGCCTTGTATAGCAGCTTCGCTCAAGCGGAAAGTGAGTCTATAAGCAAGAACATAACGCTCGGAAACCAGATGGCTTTTAAAGAGGGAAAGGTCCGATATAACTACAAATATCTCCTCGGATACAAAAAGGGAGATGATGGAAAGCCTGTTATTATCCCTGAAGAAGCTGAAGTCATACGGCTTATTTTCAAACTGTATATTGACGGCGGTTCGACACATACAATTGCTAAAGAGCTTAATGCTAAAAAGTATCCAACACGTACTAAAAATGGGAAATGGAGTGCTATGCTTATAAAAAGGATACTCCAGAATGAAAAATATATCGGAGACTGCCTGCTGCAAAAGACCTATACTATTGACTGTATATCACATAAGGCCGTCAAAAACAACGGCGAACGTCCAATGTACTATGTTAGCGACTGTCACCCTGCAATCATTGATAAAAACACTTTCAATATAGTACAGCAGGAAATCGCACGGCGTAATTCAATGCGTTCAGTAAGTACCAATAATCCTACTGAACAAAGCAAATACTGCAGTAAATATGCACTGACAGAGCTTCTTATATGTGGTGAATGCGGTACAGCCTGCAGGCGGTGCAGATGGACTTCACATAACAGAAACAGAACTGTATGGCGATGCATTAACCGCTTGGAACATGGTCCAAAATACTGTAAGTCCCCTACTATTGACGAAGCTCCTCTTCATAATGCGATTGTAAGAGCTATAAATGAGTTCTATAACTGCAGCGATGATGTTACAGATATACTAAAAGGCGCTACAGACATGGTTCTTTCGGGAGTAAACAGCAACGAAATACAACAGATCAAACAGCGGTTAAAGGATATTGACCAAGCTCGTAATGACTTTGTGAATCTTATTGCAACAGGAGCTTGTACTCCGGATTCTCTTGATGATGAGTTCGCAAGGTTATATAGCGAAGAAGAAAAACTGAATCAGAAACTTCTTTCTCTTAAAGCACAACCAGATGCAGAATCAAATAAGCTTGCAGAGACAATAAAAACTGATATTGACAACAGTAAGTTTCAACTTGAGCAGTACGATGACGTATTAGTGCGAAAGATCGTTGAATGTGTTAAAGTCCTCAGTAAAGATGAAATATCCGTCACTTTTAAGGGCGGATATAAGATACAGTGTGAGTTACAGAGTTGAATGCCGATTATTTACATTTTTTCGTGTAATGAATAGTTATGATCGTAACGCTGATAGAAAAACTCGTTACCTCTGCTATACCTTTCAATTACAAGTTATCATAATTCTTTTTCAGTATCAATATTTTTACAGGCAGATCAAACGGTCTGTCTTTTCGTCGTCCCCTTTTTCCTAATAAAATTTATCAGGAGTATGTACAATTATCTCAAACATACTCCTGATTACTTTCTATATACGGTTAGCTTAATGACATTACCAAAATTCGGATCTTTTCATTGTTAAATAAGAATTATTAGTAAAATCTTAGATTCCAAAGATAAAAAATGATTTGAATATTATAAAATGTTTTTCGACATCTAAATTAGATTTAATAAAAAATGAGATGAGCAATCCATTTTATATATACACATTGTTTTTGAAAAAGACGAATTTGAGGTTAATTAGTTTTCCTTGTTTTGAAGGATTCTTTTTTATAGATGAGAGTTTATCTTTCGTTTTATTCATCTGTATTATCAGTGTTATATATTAGTTTTTTGAATAAAGCAATTCTAATTTTTGTAGCTAAACTATCTTTGTCTTTCAAGTTCCTAAATTTTAAGAATAATTCTGGTTCAACATCAAAAAATTTTGCATATAAATCCAATAATTCCACATTTGGACTTATTTCATTTTTTTCAAGTTTAGATATGTATGATTGAGAAACATTAATTTCTTTTGCAAATTCAGATTGTGTTAATCCAGAACACTTTCTTACCCCCTTAAGAACATCACCTATTAATATACACAAATTATATTCACCTCTTTTACTTCTTATTAGATAAAGATTTTTTCTTTTTGAGTTATTGTTCATTTTGAATATCATGTTGATTACATTATATTATTCATATTATATAGATTTAATTATTATATCCCTCCTTTTTAAGCAACAAATAATTCAATCAACGCAATTCAGTTTTTTCAAACTGAATTGCGTCTTTGAATCCGTCACTTTTTTTTGCGTTTATCGTAAAAATAAACAGCTATAGTAAAACAAATAGCTGTAATTTTAAACCAAATTGAGGTTGAAAGGAAAATACTGCTTATTGGTATTACCAGATATTTAGTTATAAAAACCAAAACATTGACAATAATTGATAGAGTATCAATTGTTTTTAAGTATTTACCAACCCTCTTGCCTTTTGTGTGACGGAGGCAATTGCGTTTCTTCATAAACACCCCTCCTCAGTTAATAAATTAATACGTATGTATTCAATTTTCAAGATACTGCACGGAATATTAATATTCCTATATGTCATATTATAACATCTTTATATTGTATTGTCAAGATAATATGCAATCATTTCTGGTATAAACTATCTTGTTCTTTTTACATATTGGGATCTTATGAAGTTTAATAAGTGATTTTAAGTCATATAGCTTTTATTACTGTGTTTTGGATATTTTCATAAATATATTAAAGTAATAGTACCCAAAATGTTGAAGTATTTTTAGTAATATGGTATAATTGATGTAACTAGAAATAACCTTATTCAATTACTTTAAAAGTTGAGTTAGACAGGAGGATACTATGAATTGTTGTAATCGGAGGGCAAATCTATGAATTGGACTAGATTTAATACATATGGTGAATCAGAAAATGATGCTTTTGAAACTATGTGTAATCAACTTTTTGAAAACTGGTGCAATGAGACATATGGTGAAAAAATAAAGGAATTCGTAATCAATAACGGCAGTGGAGGGGACGGAGGCGTCGAGTCATACGCTTTACTAAAAGATGATAGCGTTATTGCGTTACAAGCAAAATGGTTTCCGTCATGTATTGAAAATAATCAAATCAATCAAATCAAAAAATCATTTGAAACAGCATTAAAAATAAGAAATACTATAAAAAAGTACATAGTGTGTATTCCGAGAGATTTGAGCAATGTTACCGGAAGATCGGATAGCTGTGAAAAGAAACGATGGGATGATTTTGTTGAAGCAGCAAAAAAAACACATGCTAATGTAGAAATCGAATTATGGAATGAATCCAGGTTATTATTAGAGCTTCAAAAGCCCAATAATAAAGGAGAATATATTTATTGGTTCAAAAATTCAGAAATATCAGATGAATGTATTCAAAACTCGTTTATTAGGAGCAAAGAAAGCTGGTTATCTAAGAAGTATGTTCCTGACTTAAATGTCAGTGGTGAAATTTTTAAGCGTATTAATTTTTTTGTTGGCCAATATGAAGCAAAAAAGAAAAAAGAAGAGGCTTTTGATAGATTAATAGAAAGATGTAACAAGTATTTTATACATTCAGGATTGGTTAAAAATGTTGTTAATGTGGATGAGGAATTTAATCAAAAGATTTCTGAATTAGATGCTGAGCTTAGTTGTTTGCAGAAGGAATGCCGTAAAATAGCGCTATGGCTAAAAAATGATACAATAAAAGTTGAAATTGATTATTCAGTGTTTAAAAGTAATTACGCTTCAAAAGTTGATGAGATTAGACATTGTTGTTCTCCTTTTCAATTTCACTCACATCTATATCGCCTTTTAAATATTGTACAAAGTATTGATGATTTAGATATACCCAGCTATATTAATGAGCTAAAGGAAGAACGCCAGAATAATAGTCTTTTATTTATTGGAGAACCTGGCACCGGAAAATCCCATGGTGTTGCTGCAACTGTAGAGTATTTATTGAATCAAGGATATCATTGTCCAATTATTATTCAAGCAAAAGAAATACCCGATGCATATAAGTGGAAAGATATCATAGTTTCAACACTTGGGTTATCATATAATTGGAGCGATGATGAACTATGGCAAGCGCTGTTAGCATCGGTTGATAGGAAAAGAGTTCTAAATGGTTATAACAGTTTAAGTTCTAAAGTTTTAGTTGTCATAGATGGTATAGACGAAGCAATGAATTACGATATTTGGTATAATAGAATTAAGGAAGCAAATGTTATTTCATTACAGTATTATAGAATTAAATTTTGTTTTACTTCAAGACCAAATGCATTTCCAAATATAATTAAATATGCTCATGTTATAAATATCAGATCATCAGGCGACATTCCAGTCTATGAATTGTTTGACAAATATATTGATGCGTATAATATAGAAGTAGATAATGCATATTTTATAAAAAATGCAATTACAACACCGTTAGCTTTAAAGTTGTTTTGTGAGAATAATAACAATAAATCATTCACATATACCGACTCAGTTGCACTTACAGTCGCATCTCTTATGAAAGAAAAAATAGAAATTATAGAGGATGAATTTCGTAAAAAAGCTTCTGATATTTCAAGTAATAGGCAGACAATTTTAAAAACGATAACTTTTTTATCTATGTTATTTACCCAAAGTAATTCAATTATTTACGAAAAGCTTATAGATAAACTATGTGATGAGTTAGGTTATTTAGATAAAAAAAATGCGGATAACTTGATTGATTTTTTAAGTGATTATGGAATTATTTATAAAGTAATAATCCCAGGAAAAGGATTGTTTTCACCTGATGTAATTTATTATTATCCAGGTATTCAGGGATATTTTGATTACGTTGTTGCTTTAAAATTAATTGATGAATATAGTAGCCCGTTATCAATAGATTTCTCGAATAATGTTGCAATTTCAAATGAAGCATTATTTATGTTATCTGCAATTTCGATGCAAGATTTTGATTGTTTTATAACCGATAATGATACTATAGATGCAATTATTGATAATCAATACTTAAAAATAAAAATATATTTATTTGCATTTAGATTTGCAAGTATAGACAATGCAGAAAAGAATAAAGAAAGATTGATTGATATAATGCGATATGGTGCTGAAGCCTTTACGGATGTTGTAAATGAAGTAATACTTCCTTTGTCATACAATTCATCCCATCCATTTGGTGTCAAATTATTAGATTGTTTTCTTTCAGATTTTAAAAAAACTGCAGAAAGAGATATGTATTTATCATTGCCATGCAATTTATTAAATACAGAAAACCAAAAATGGTATAAGTCAAGGGAGATAAATGTATTCTCTAAAGAATACAAGCTCACAATTAATGATAAGCATAACGGTAGACCAATTATTAATGCTTGGTTATTAGCATCAGTTGATAATAGTTATCGTAGGAAATGTCGAGTTGCTCTTTTAGAATGGGCTAAAATATGTCCCTATGAATTCTTCAAATTGTTCTTAAAGTTTGATAGTGTAAACGATCCTCAGATACGTGCAGATATTTATTCTATATTAATGAGCCTAATATTTGAAATTAACGATGAGGAAGTAATTAAGAAGGTTGCAATATGGATAGCCGATAATATTCTTATGGAAAATAATATTGATAGTAATAAAGATATATCCATACGTTATTACTCGAAATCAATTCTTCAAAAAGCGTTATCATTAAACCTTGTATCAAGCGATATTTATACATCGTTACTATCACCACATATATCTACTGATTATACTGTAAGGTTAAATAAAGATGCTCTTTCTGGGACAAGAATGGATGGCTATAGTGCGATTGATTATGATCTGTCAAGATATGTTTTGATTGATCATATAACTCATTTCTTTGAAGGATATAGCGATTATGGCAAGAAACAATTTGTGGATCTTATAAAAAGGATAAGTGAAAAATATCCAGACTATAAAGATATTAAAAGTGAACAATTTATTTTATCAGCGGCATATGCATTTATTCTTGATTGCGGATGGAATGAATCTGATTTTTATTCAATTATTAGCAAGAAAGATAATATATATGGGATTGATTGTAATATAATTCATAATTATCCTCCTGCTACGCATGGTTCGCAAAGTGAGATAATGTCTGTATGCGAAAAATATGTATGGCAAGCAAGAAATTGGATTATAGGATATCTTTCTGATCATCTATTATGGATTAGTGGTGACGGATATAAAAAAATAGAAGATTATAGTATTATCGAAGACTTTATTATCCCTTCATATGAAAGAGAACACAAAAAAACAAATATACAGGAAGAAAATTTCTGCATTCCAGAAGCAAATAAAATCGTTTATAAAACGGATTTTTCTTCAAAAGAAGAAGTGGAAGAGCTATTACTTAGTATATCCGATTTAGAATGGATTAAATGGATATTTCAGAAAAAAGAGGTGGATGATAGTAACATTTATTTAAAAAATAAAATAGCATTATACGGCCGCTGGTGTTTTTGTGGAGCGTCAGATATAGAAACAGGTATTTTTATTAACTCATTACTTGTACCAAATGATAAAATAGAAGACTGTATTAATGAGATACGAATGATGACTAAAAGTGAAAATTACCGTATTCTTGATCATGATCATCTTGTCGGTTTTACTGATGTTGATTGTTATATTACGCCGCAAGAAATATGCTGGTGTCCATGGAAGAACTATAACGATGGATATGCTTTAGAAGAAATATTGATAGATAATATTCATTCATCTGTTGAAAAATGTACTAAATATTATCCTGAAGTTGGGGATGAAGAATTCTATTTACCTTCAAAACCATTACGTGAACTACTTGGTATAGTTAATACAGATAATTACATTTTCTATAATTCAAAAGAAGAACCTATTGTGCTGTGGTCTGAAGCAGGAGATTACAACGAAATACATTCATCATATTTATGGTGCGATTCTGATTTGCTTTTGGAAAAAATGAAAAAAGTTGGATATTCTTTGATATACATATTAAGAAAATATCAAAGAGAAAGCGGCCTTTTGAGAGAACGAATAAATATTACAATGGATTTTGATAATTATTATGTTGGATATTACATAAACAATCAATTGTATACATTTCCGCTAAATAATGAATAGATATTGTTTTCATCTTGAATTATATGTCAATCTGTAGTATAATTAAGTAAAAAGCGTAAGGAGGTATCTTTATGGATATTCCTATCATTGAGGAAAGACTGAAAGTGTTTGTAAGCTCAGCAATGGGAGCTGAAAAAAATACTGGTTCAGAAGATGGTTTTAGATGGATGGATTTCAGAAAAAAAGTTAAGAATACACTTAACCAATGCAGTTATATTCAAGCTTTTACCATTGAAGACCGAACAAGTAGTATGAAATCCAATGATTTTATGGTAGCCAACGTTGATTCATCAGATATTGTTGTTCTACTGATAAAGAATGAGTTTAGAGACGGCACTGAAGTTGAATATAAGCGTTGTCGTAAAACTAATAAACCTTTGCTTGTTTTTTTCTTTGGTGACGAGAATGCCAGCCAAAAAGTAACACAATTACGTAAAGATCTTGAATCAAGTGATTATTGCACATTTCGTAAAATGAGTGATTACATAAATGCTGAAAAAATTATAGCTAATGCAGTAATCCAAGATGTCATTTTCTATTATCATTATAATCATCATACAACATTTTCACAACCTATAGATATTGATGGTACTTCAGTTGAAACTGAATCCGACTATGCTTCATATATACCAACTAAAACTGTTTTGTCTCAATTTAAGACGAGTTATAAATCTATATACAACTACATTGGTATGCCATATTTATCTCAGAAACAATTAGACGTTCCTTTATCCAGTTTGCATAATGTAGGTGAACAGGTTATAAAATGGGTACTTAATGGTGAGAAATTTTTATCACCTGAGGTCAAATCAGAACTTGTAAACACAGTTGCTACAATTTACCCTAATGCCGAATGGTATTCAAAGCGCCTTGATGCTATTGATTATTTTATTCAAGGTGACTTAGTTAATGCATATCTTTCTGAAAAAGAAGCACTAAAGCTGGCTGAAGAAGCAAAAATCGCAGCTTGGATAATAACAAACATTCTAATAGATTTACGTAATCTCCAAATACTGTGTACAAAAGATCAGATTGGATCAGAAGATGAAGCTTACCAAAAGAGGCTTGATTCACTTGATTCAATCGTTTACGTGCCTGTTCTTGACCGATATTTAGAAAATACATATGAATCGCTTTTAAACGAAGAAATAAAACGAAACACTGCGTCATTTGGAACAACCTTTTTTGGAACTAACATTGATGAAATCATTTCCGGTGTAGAAAACTATCTTTTTTCCTCTCTCTTATATGGTTCATACACACATTTTGCTATTACCCGAAAGGTATTTGCAACTATTTTCTATCGTACAGGAAAATTATATAACAGCTCTGAACTGCTATACTCTGCAATAAAAATGTATCTTTTTGGTGGACAGTATAAAGACTTTTTACGCCTGAGCAATCTTGAATGGAATAATATCAGTAACCTTTTTATTTTGAATGCTGATGAATTATGGCATCAAGCCTATAGCTTCCACGAAAACTCAAAGGATACTATATGCATAGGAGTATTGTACAGAATAGGTCTTTATCTCAGTGACAGTTCGTTTACAGAAGCAGAACGTTACTTATTAGAATTATCTGTACGTCTGCCATGGGATATGTCAGATAATTACACAGATTGCATAATTAATAACTGTGGACGTCTGAGTAATGAGAATACGGTAAAGATTCTTACTACTATTATAGACAAACATAAATACATGACTGCAAATCGTATAACCAATTTAATAGGTTGCCTTGATTTGCAGGCGGTATCACACGAAGCATTAAAAATGCTTTGTAAAGTCTTGAAGGAAAACTTACCTGATATGGTGAATAGAAACGGCGATCCACAATGTATAGCGGCCTTAGTAAATGCTAAACCAGATGTATTTTCAGAATTGGAGACCCTACCTAATAATGGACTTTCTGGAGAACAATTGTTGATCTATGATCTAAACACAAATAAAGGGGATTGGTTAGCTGTATTACAATCGGAGATTAAAATTGCCAGACAACAATTTGAAGACAACAATCATAAAGGAGTTTATCGCGAATTTGGTATAAATCCATACAATATCATATCCTATGTGTTTGAAAACAATTCTTCTCCTGATATTATAAAATATGTAACAGATAATCTTTTTCCATTATGCATTGATGTGCTTAACAGTAATTGTTCTTTTGCTACCAAAGATCAATGTGCTGAATGCCTATGTATTGCTCTTGGTTACTATCATAAAAACGGCATTGATATTCCTTCAGCAGTGGTTAACTGCATAGAAAACGTCTCTTTAGAAGGTTCATCTGGCTTCATAATGACATATAGAAGTAATGAAGGCTTATGGTGCAGACTTATTACACTGAAAATACTTGTTGGCGTTCTTGAAAAAAAGGTTTTGATTCAATGGTGTTTCTCTTATAGTAAAAAAGATGCAAAAGAACGCCGTGCATTAGTACAATGCCTAAAGACTTATCTTCAATATTCGGTTGATGTTAGTTCAGATGTAGATTCATTAATAACCTCTATTATATTCCAATGCTCAGAAGATCAAGATGTATATATCAGAACAACGGCTTGCGAATGCTTATGGTATATTCTTGAATCACCATATACAACGCAAGCAGAAGAAAAAATAGGCGAAATGTCAATAGATCCTGCTCCAGCTATACGAAGCAAATTATTACGTATTTTCAAGGATAACAATACGACTCATAAAGCATTGATTAATAAAATCACACTCAGACTGATAAATGACTCGAATTATATGATTAGAAAACAAGCAAAGGATATACTTGAGGCTAACCTTAAAATGTAAATATTTTCTTATAAGCATAAAATATGTTTTTAGAAAAAAACGGTATTTATATTATAACACAGTTGTCATGAAATAGGCACTTCTGAAAATTCAGAAGTGCCTATTTTCGTTGTTTTCCTACAGTTTTCCTACACTTAACTTTCAAGACTACCTGATCAAGCCTAAAATGATATAATAAGAAAAATGCAAAACAGGGAGTTCTGCGAGTCAATCCCAAATTCTGTGTAAACGTAAAATAGTGCAATAGAAGGGTGTATGATGAGACCGATTGTGAAAGCAGTCGGTCTTATCTGCATATTAGCACATGATTATTTGATTGTCAAGA